CTATTATTGGTTTGTATTTTGTTTTACCTTCTGATTTATATGCATGCATAAATTGCTCACGTCTTCCTTCTGGTATCCAACTACAATGAATCCATCCACTGTTAGGTTCGCCAGGCGTGTAGAACTCGAGGATCAATTGATCTGTCTCAAGATTAGTTTTAATCCAATCAGCAACTTCAGCATTATCAACTCCAACACATTCGAAGTCTGCCGCCTCAGCTTTTGCATGCTGTGAATTTCTAGAACTACCAATTGCTAAACATAAATCTTCGCTACGGAATCCTGATGTCACTTTTACTCTACCGAAATGGTCCCGAACAGGTTGTAAAATATTTTCACATAAGTCTTTTAGTTTTTCTATTTGACCTGCGTTTGGATTGTTATTAATTCCTTTACGAACAGCTGTATCCGATTTAATTAATTCTTGAAGGGTGAAATTTCTACTTAGATTCATTTATAATTTTTTTAATAGCTTTACTACCATCAATATTTTCTTCTAACTCTGCTTCTACTTTTCCACACATATATTTAATGTTATCATTTGCTGTACGTTCTGCAACCCTCTTTCCTTTTAAACAATCTGACATTGCAGGCTGTATTCTATGTTCTTTTAATTCACCAGCTACAAACATACAAAGTGCAACTACTGTGCTAATGACCGTTTCCATTTTGTCTTACCTTATCTTTTAGTTCTTCAATATCATTTAACGCTTTTTCTAACTGTGATTTAAGAAATTCTATATTTACTTTATTAGTCATATTCATTTCTTGAGTGGACTGCAATTTCTCTACAGTCTTATAAAGATCTTCCAATAAAAAATGTTGCTCTTGGTCCGTGGGCACTTGTTCAGATTTTTTAAGTAAATCATTTTCAAACAACTCACGTGATGTCTCTAACGATACTAACCTTGCCGTCAACTCCGTGTATGCAAAAACTCCGGCTGCAACGAGTATAATTAATGATGCCACCGTCTTCATAGGCATCTGCACGCGTGCTTCTTCTCCGATGTTTAATGGTTTATTAGACACTAGGTCCTCCACAGAAAGCCAAAGTAACTAACATTATAATAAGTAAACCTGTTGCGTAATAATTCATCCTAGCACACTCCATAATTACTTCCAAAATTGCCACCATTTTTTAGTTACTTCTTCTGTCAATACAATTGGTCCACAACCACAATCTTTACAATCACATGTAGCGCACTGAGTGCTAGATACAAAGTATCCTTGACCTACACAGTGACATCTATGTCCACAATCATTACAAATTTTTTTAGCCATTATTTTTTCTCCTCGATATCATAAAACATTTTATCAGAATCTTCTGTTATCCAATCAGATCCTTCACAGTCCCAGTACGTAGTTTGTACGCTATAGTCTGGCCAATCATTATCTGTTGTATAACTGTTCACATGCCAAATGATTCTGTTGTTTGGCTGCGCTGCATAATTACCATTTTTCAATGCCATTATGTGTGCACACTTGTGCTCTTGCGGAATTTCAGAATGTTCCGTATTTAGTATATTAGTCTCTGGATGCGCCCAGTCAACTGTAAATAAGTATTGGCCTTCGTAAAATTTTTTGTCTTTACCAATAAACTTTCCGTCTATACCAGCCAACCAATCAAAACAATGGATACTAGGATAATAACTAAAGCAGTTCCACAGTTGGAGTTGATCCACTCGCATATCAGGCACGTCTTGTCTTTCAAATTCTTTTTGAAAGAATGCTGAGATAGGTAGTCTATAAAAGACAGCACCATTTGGTAGCATGCAATGAAATAAGATTGCGCGACCTGAAATAGAGCTAAGACCAAAGACAACACAGTCACTAGACTGTCCTTTATTTTTTTTAAGATCATAGAGATATTCCTTCCTTATTTTACAATAAATCGGGGGTATATTAGCATTTAAATAGGCCATAGTACATTATTATATATTAAAAAATAATGATGTAGTAAACCTATAAGATGGTCCTAATATATTCTGTGATTTTATAGTATGTTTTATATTTCCATCAAAAATAATAGCTCTATTAGGTGTATATGGACTAGACTCTAAAATATCTTTACCATTATCTTTGTAAAAAACAGTTTCTCCACCCCATTCAGGATTCCATGTTAAATTAGAATAATGTAAAAATACAACTTGATTAGGATGATTATGTATAAAATTAACGTCCATATTTTTAGTTAAATTAATTACACATTTACTATAATTATTAATTGTTATATTTTTATCTTTTAGTTTATCTAAAACAATATCTAATATTTTTATATTTTTAAGATCTTCAAAAGTATAAAAACTATGTAAACATGGATATGTTCTGTGTTGAACTTCATTACTGTCTTCCCATCCTATTTTAAATCTAGAATTCATAATTGTATTAAATAACTGTGCTTGTATTTTAGGTTTAAAAAAATTGTCGTATTTTTCCATTATTTTATTTCACCCCAGTTTGGTCCAGATTCATAATCTACTTTATTAGGTACTTTCAAGTCAACTGCATTTTCCATAATATCTTTTATTTTTTTAGCTTGACTCTCTGATTCAATAGAAAAATCTAACTCATCGTGTATTTGTATATGACCTATCAAACCTTCTTTATATAAATCAACCATAGCTTTCTTTGTCATATCTGCTGCACTACCTTGAATTAATTTATTTAATGCTTTGTATGTAAAGGCTCTACGTGTTGAATTATTATACCAATAGTTTTTTTTAGGATTACCTTTAGTATCTTTTAAAATGTTTCCATCTCTATCTTTTAAATGTGGACCCATTTCTTTTAGTTCTAACATAGTGTCGTGATCTTCTGCCGGAACAAATGTACCCCAATCAGAACCTCTAAGTATTGGTTCATACTTAGGAAATCTACAACGTCTACCCAATAAAGTTTTTATTTGTCCTTTTGATTGAGCTGCAGTCATAACCTTATTCATTAGTTGTTTTACGAATGGAACTCTACCATGATAAGTATTAAATAATTCATCTGCTTTATCTTTTGAAACATTTAATTCATTTTGTAATTTAGCTTTACCCATTCCATAGAATAAACCTAAGTTAATAGTCTTAGCTTCTTTTCTATCTATCTCTGCCATGTCAGCCACGATTTGATGAAAGTCTGTTTTAGGATCTTCTTGATATGCTTCTGATATTGGAGCCGCTGAATCTAAACCAAATCTCAATGCATAATGTGCAACCAGTCTTGGTTCCTGTTGCGAGTAATCAAATGTTCCCCACTTACAACCTTCTTCAGGTATGAATAAACTTCTTATTAATGGTCCTGTATCTGGATCACGTGCTGGAATCTGTTGTAAATTAGGATTTGCATATGAGAATCTTCCTGTAACTGTACCTCCATCATCAGATCTAATTTGATTTATATCTGCATGTATTCTACCTAAATGTGAATGATTTAAAATAGTGTCTATAAAAGTTGTACTGACCTTGTTTATTTTTCTAGCTTCTGCTATCATACGAACTACAGGATGATCATGAGTAGAAATAAAATTTTTAGTAAATGAAGGAGAGTCAGTCTTTTCAGTTCGGCTATAAGGTAGCTTCAGTTTTTCAAAAACTTGTGCAATCGATCTGGCTGCCCATATCTGAGTGTCTATTCCTGTTTCTATTTTTATTTGTTGCAATAAGTTTTGTTCTTTTATTGCCATTGCTTTTTTTAATTGATCAGCTTTCTCTATATCTACCCGAACACCTAGGTGGCGCATATCAACTAAACAAGGAAAAAGATCAGTCTCAAGATTAAATATATCTTGAAGATCATCTTCAATAATAATTCTTTTTAAGTGGTGCCATAACAGTAAAGTTAGTTCAGCATCTTTTTCTGCATATGCTCCAACTTCCATAGCAGGTAGTTTCCACATATCAGCTTTAGGATCTAATCCTCTTTCTTTAGCTGCTTTAGTTAATAGAGCTTCGTTCTTACCTTGATTTAAGTAAACCCAAGACAAAGAGTTTAATGAATATTGAAATCTATTTTCATCTATTATAGATGCTGCAATCATAGTATCTATAATTAAACCATTGATTTTAATACCTAAATTTTTAATCCAACATACATCATACATTGCATTGTGAAATATTTTTGTAGCAGGTGATTGGCATACATCTGTAAACCAATCTAAAACTTTTTTACGATCCATATTAGGACCTTCACCATGTGCAATAGGAAAGTATGCTTTGTAACCATCTACAGCTACAGCTATACCTACGACTTCACCACTACCTTTAATGGCCCCTGAACCCAGTTTCTTTAGTTCTGGATCTCTTGTTTCCAAATCGATTGCTATTTCTTCTGCTGATCTTAAATCAGGAAACTCTTTTGGCATAGACCATTCTGTAGTTGGCATCAACATTATTTTTTACCTTTAGTATCTTTCAGTTTCTTTTTTTCTAATTCACAATAATGAATTATTTTATCTAAGTCTTGTATTGCAGTTCCTTTAAACAAGTAACGACATACGTACTTTATAACGTTTCCTTGAAAAAAAGAAAGGTCGTTCTTAGAAATAAATTCATAGGGTTGAATTACAAAATTATCTTTGTAATGTGATCCTCCAATTTGTTTATCTTGTGGAAACGCATCATCAAACATATTCTTATCACTCATTATCCATATACCTTTCTGACCGCTTCATACCAGGCCTTTCTATATTTTTCATCTCTAGTTTTATTCCAGAGTATTGCTAGTTCATCTATTTGTGATTGGTGCATATTTTCTCCTTTAAGTTATTTGTGGCAGTTGTTGGTTTAACGGGTTAAAAAACAAAGGGGTTCGCGACCCGAACCAACTTCCCTCGTTAGAGGAA